ATCGGTCTGCGCGTTCGGATCGGCGTTCGGATCAACCGGAGCGTTCGGGTTTGGCGCATTCGGATCGCTCGGCGGTGCGGCCTCGATGACCTTCTCGCCGTCGCCCACTTCCTGAAGGCTGAAGGGCAGATAGCCTTTATTTCCCCAGGGCAATTCGCGGAAGCCGAGATCGAGCACCTCGTTCACGTCATTGAACGGAACGCCGATGCCGAAGAAGGAGACGGCCGTCGCCACACGGCTCATCCGCGATTCCTGCATGATCGGCAGGGAATCAACATCGAACCAGCCTTCGTAAGTCGGATCGAAGCTCTCGACGATCGGATCAACGGCCGCTTCGAGTTTGCGGCAGTGGCCGGTGAGGGTGTGCTCGATGAAGGTAAGCCGGTCCGCATTGATGGCATTTCCGCCGCCGCTGAGGCTCGTGCTCCTCTCCTCGGAGAAACCCATCATCGCCTCAGGCACTTTGAAAATCGCGCCGATCTCCTGGCGGTTGAACTTGCGCGTCTCCAGCACCTGGCTGTCGGCCAGTGAGAGTGTCGGCTTCTCCACCTTCGAACCGCCCCAGAGGAACAGCGGCCGATCCGGAGTGCCGGCCTTGCGTTTGCGTTCGCGCAACGCGGCCATGATCTCCGCGCGTTGCTTTTCGTCGGGCTGCTGATCGGTCGTGACGATGACGCCGGTATCGGCGTTGTTCATCATCAGGCCCTTCATGAACTGCTCGATGGCATAATCCGCCTGGGCCGGAAGCATCGCCAGGAGCAGCGGCGACATGCCGCGCCAGTAAAGGAACGGATTGACGGAGCGCGAATGAATGACTTCGGTCGGCAGCAAATACTCGGACGGAAGCGGGGACATCAGCGGTGAGCCGGTATAACGCCAGCCGTCCAGGCCGTAGCCGAGAACGCGATGCCAGAACATCAGGGGCTCAAGCGTGAGCATCCGTGAAATCTTCGGCTTGCGCTGATCGAGGTCGACGGGTTGATCGTATTGGTCGAGAGGCAGGATGAAGAATTCTCCGCGCAGCGAGTAATACGTCATCACCGATTCCCAGAAGAGCGCCCGGTTCGTCGTCGGGTGCGGATCTTCGAAGAGATCGACCACGGCGCCGGAGTCGATGATGTTTTCGCCGAGAATCTTTTTGCGCCAGTTCTTGGCGCGCGGATCGCTCACGCGCCGGAGCTGCTTCAGCTTTTGCTTGGCCTCAGCCGGCACCTGGGAAATCCGGAATGGAATCTGTGCGACGTTCTCAGCCAGGACAGAAACGGCGATGTAAACCCACGCGGACTGGGAATAGGGCGAGAGGAGCTTCGCGCCGGCGTCGTTTGCATCGACATCTTCACCGCGCACCCAGGCCGCCATGTCCGGCGACATTTTCTGCGAGCCGAAGCTGAAAGTTCGGGAACCGATCTGGAAGGACAGTTTCAGGCTCCAACCCCCTTCCACAACGCGCGCGGGAACATCTTTAGAAGGCCTTTAAACTGCCCAAGGCGAGGCTTTCTCCGTATCGACCCGGACTGAGCATGGGGTAAAGTCCCTACGGGGCGGGACAGGGTTGGACAGCCGCGATCGGTAAAGGTCGATTTATGGCGTCCAAAACTGTCGCACCACAAGCTGTAGTATATGGTATTCACCCGATCAGTGCCCCCATGGATTGAACGGTTTTGCCAGCGTGAAGCGCCAGAGCCAAGCCCCAGAAACGATCCGAGTGGCCGTTCTTCCCGCGATCGGCTGTGAAGCGGATGTTGCCGCTGGCGGTCGTTTCCTTTTTGATTGCCCGCAGGTCGGATCGGATCAACGGATCACTCGGTATGCGGGCGCTTCGGTCCTCGAACGCCGAACGGACCGGGTAAGCCAATTCCTCTTTCACTGCGCCGGTGAACTGGACGCCTTCGACTTTGTATTTTCCGAAGCGCTGCTGAGCGCGTTCGGAGAATTGGCGGCCAAGGCCGGTCTGATCGATGCAACATCGCCGCACCTGGGGAAGCTGGAGGATCTCGTAAAGCGCGTGCTCCTGGGCGTCGAAGGTTTCCTTGCTCAGGCAGATTACCCGGCGCGTGTAATTCACATCGCCGAGTTTCTCGATCACCCAGATCACGGTGAGATCGTGATCGCGTCCGACATCGACGCCGACGTAGAGCGGTCCTTTCGCGTCATGTAAATCGGTCTCCCAATTTTCTTCCGGGCGATACTCGCAACTTTGAATCAGCTCATAAGTGAGGAACGCCGAATTGTCGTCGCTCGGGACGCAGCAGTATTCCTGCAGGAACGTTTCTTCGTCGGGACAGCCGCTTCGGATGAAATCGAAGTAAGCCGCTTCGTCCATCTGCTGGCGTTCATCGGCGACCGGCAATTTCTTTTGCAGCTTATACAGGAAGCCTTCGTCGAGCGCACGCTGGAGCGTGACGGTATGGAGCGAAAACGCTTTCGGGTTGCCCTTATGCTTGATCTCATTGATAAGCTCGTTGAAATAATTCGCGGTGCCGCGGTGCGTGGAGAAGATCGAGAGCGAACCGCCCCAGGTGATTCCGGGGAAGGCGATCGCGTAAAGTTTGCGGGGATCGGGATGAAGCGCGAACTCATCGAGCGAGCGCCCGCCGCGCTTGCCCGCTTGCGCATCCGGATTCGAACTCATCGAGTGAGCGCGCAGGCCGTTCGCGAAGGAGAGCACATAGGCGCTATTCCCCTTTTCATCGATGACCATCTGGCCGAGATCCCGCGCGGCGACCTGCAGCAATGCGGCGAAGCCTTTGCAATCTTCGAGAAAGAGCCGGGCCTGGATGTCATCACGCGAGGAGATCCAGTGATCGAGCCGGGCGTCAGTCTGCGATTTGTCGCGAACGATTTTATAGCCCTCGCTCCAGGTCCAACCGATCTGACGGCTTTTCTCCGCTGCCTTCAGCCGCGATTGATCGAGAACCCAGTCCGCCTGGTAGGCGATGAGGACGGGCTCGCGGCCATCAGCGGTCGGCGCTGGAAAACATTTGCAGCGGCCAACGAAGTGCTCATCCACGTAATGCGGCCGGATCGCGACCGCGCGCTTTTCTTTTTTGCGGACGGTCATAGCAGCGCGGCGGCCTCCTCGATTGTCTTCAGCGTTTCGGGGGTCAGTCCGCCCTTGCCCTTCGATGATTCCAAAGCCGATTCGATTTTTTGTTTCTGTTCGAGAACCTTGTCCCGATACTTCGATTCGGCAAATTCCCGGTCCTTCCTTTTCTCCTGAATCTTGGAATATTCGAGGACGTTCTTCATCATGAAGAAAATTGTCTCCACGAGCGATGGATCGGCATTCGCCTGCGTGCTCAATTTCATGATCAGCACGCGATGCAACTTGATCAGCGTCTCCAGCTCGGGCGCTGGCGTCGCGGCGAACTGTGTCTCGACTTCCTTGCATTGCCGCGCGCCGCTGGTGATCTGCGCGAGCAGGGATTCCTGCATCCTGTGCGTCTGCCGGTCTTCCCACCAGGAGGAGAGCCGCGAGAGCGAGACAATGCAGCCATCGAGTTTCAATTGCTCCTGCACCTGGGCGAGCGTTTTCTTTTCCAGCCCGAACCATTCGTCCAGCCGCTCGGCGAACGCATCCAGTTTTGATGGCTTTGATTTCATTCACAGGTCATCGCAATTGCTGCGCTTTAATTTTTCCCCTGGGCGTCAGAGCCCACATCAGGCCGAAGACTTGATCGCTCGTGCCGCTGATCAGCTCGGCCACTTCCGCCATATTTATGTGATGATCAATATCTGCAGCCGTGAAGGCGACGCGCATGAAGCCGGTGCGGATCGCCTGGCTCAACTCGTCGTGAGTCATCGGGCTGTCATTCGCCGCCAGCAATGCGCGCAAAATAAAAATCTGAATGTCGCGGTTGATCATCATGTGTTCAGCTTCTTGGCATTGACGAGCGTGGCAATGATTTCACCAGGCAGTTGCTCCTGATTCTTTTGGAGGTTCGCCAGCGCGACGTTCTGCAGAGTGGTGGCCGATTCCAGGCTGGCGACCTTTTTCCCGACTTCATTCACTTCATGATGGAGGGCGCGCATGTCCTCGCGCCGTTCGAGGCGGAGCCGCTCGATGTTATCTTCCACAAGTTTGCTGGCGCCGCGTTCTACGCCGCCGATTTTGGAAAAGATTTTCTCGTGCTCCTCTTTGTTCGTTGCGACATACCTTTCGAATTCCGCTTTGCTGGCTGCTTCTGAACTCAT